CATTTCCCCGCCCCCTGGATTAGGTAAACCTGTTGACAGGTCATACACCCACATTCGAATTCGTGTGTCACAGTCATGGCGTATTCCCTCACTTTGTGGGTCTGTACACCCTACAACAACCTGCAGAATCCTATACTGGTGTGGTATCCTAAGGTATTAAGTCCTTAATAGTTACGGTGTATACGGGCTAACCCAAGGGAATACGGGGGCGAGAGGGAGGGTGTTGCTGAAGTGAGCTTGCAGTTGCGGTACGATTCATGCAGGTTGTTGTAGGGTGCAGGTTGTTGTAGGGTGTACAGACCCACAAAGTGAGGGAATACGCCATGACTGTGACACACGAATTCGAATGTGGGTGTATGACCTGTCAACAGGTTTACCTAATCCAGGGGGCGGGGAAATGACCACCTACTATCTCGGAGAAACCAAGCCTTGTTGTAAGTGCGGCACCTTACTGGAAGGCCAGTACAACAACGGCGAGGAGCATGACGAGTGCGCTGTCTGCCGCGAAGGACGGCTGACCGACGAAGCCTTCGAGCATGGTCGGGAGAAAGGACTATTTCGTGACTGAGCCCGTGAACTTCTTGGTCCTCCGCTACTCTAGCCAGAACGAGTCAACCCTCGGGCTGCTGTTCCGTATCGAGAACGAGAAACGGGAGTGGATTTGCTATACCCTTGAGGACGAATATCGTACCATAAAGTGGGCCGAGGAGACGAGAATCCCGGCAGGACGGTACAGGTTAGCCCTCAGAGACTATGGCGACCACCACAGACGCTACAGGCGAAAGTTTCCCGACATCCACATGGGAATGATCGAGATGCTCAACGTCCCTGGCTTTACCGATATCCTACTTCATATCGGGAACAGAGCCGACGATACTGCTGGGTGTTTGCTGGTTGGGGATACTGCCGAAGAGAATGTGACCAGCGAGGGAAGGATAGGCTCTAGTACCTCCGCCTACCTTCGAGTCTATCCGATCATCGCTACCATGATTAAAAGCCGGGATGTGTGGATCGGATATGAAGATTTTGACTCCCCAACCGAACCGAAGGCCGCATGAGAAAAACGAGCTGCAAGCATCGCTGGTACTATCACGATGGGGCGCGACATTGTTTCCAGTGCCGTACTACCGAAGAGGGAGAATACACGTTCCCCGGCAAAGTGCGTGTGGATGCCACCGCAGACGCGCCCCCAAAGGAGGTGATGCCCGATGACTCCGGTCCACGCACCGACCGTAGCACCGATGTGAACGGGGCTCCTAAAATGGAGCCCCCATGCCCAACCTGCAATAAGTTCGAGAATCCAGTTTGCTCGGACATCTACCATCCGAAGCGTCAAGGCCACGTCTACAAAGACGGTGTGTTGCAACCCTCAGACGCCGAGCAACCCATAGCGTGGCGATGGGAAGAAACCGGGAGCGGTGATCCCATACGACTTCATAGCCGCAAGCCAATAGGGAACGTCCTAAACCTCCGAGCCCTTGTCTACGCCCACCCTGAGGACGCGCCAGGAGGACACCTAGAACGGCTAGTCGAACGGTGGGAACATGAAGCCGCTGAGTTATTTGTCATGATGAACCAAGCAAGTGCCAGCGGTGAACATGAGAAAGCTCGCTGGGGTGATGAAGAGGTTCGGCTTTTACGTTTACACGCCGCCGAGTTGAGTGTTGCTCTCAACAGCCACCAAGGGAGAGACCGATGGGTGACCTAGACAGTGTAGACGATGTTGTGAGGACGATTAACGACGCGATTTATCAGATGGCCGACAACAGGTTTGACCCGAACAGACCCTTTGATGGCCAGCCGCACACGGATCAAGGGGAACGCGGAAAGACATTAGTGGCCGGTCTTAGGTTTCGAGATGTCTGTGACTGCTTTGTGATTGGCTGGCTTCAGGCAGCGGGGCGTTCAGCGCTGGCCGAGAGTCTAACTGCCACCTACAACGACATCTATGAGTGCGATGAGGATATTGACCCACTGGCCGTCATGCAGAATATGGTCTGCGAGATGGAGAGACGTATGGGGATTTTCCCCAATGTACTACGGGAGAGGGAGAGACCGATGGCTGACCAAGAGATTCCTCTAGGCTTGGCGGTAATTCTGGGGTCGCTGGCTGTGCATATCGAGGAAATGTTTGACAGCAAAGATCCGAGCACACGGCCTTTTGACGAAGCGGCGATTAGAACGCTGCTCGCCGATTCAGAGCTGAGACGGTGGCTTGAGAAGATGGACAAAATGGCGTTACTCCCAGTGAAACGGGCCGCACCCACCACGGGTACGAGCGTACCCACGGAGAAGGCATGATTTGCTTCATCGCTGGACTCGTCATCGGAGCCGTCATCGGTGTTTTTCTCATGAGCATCGTGACCATGGGGAAGTTTGCCGACATGGAACGCAATATCAACCTCCTACATCAGGCTCTCCGGAACGCCGACCCAGCTACACTGGCTGCGATCAGCCGTGTTACGTGGACATGATAGAGTGGTGGATGGTTGGAATCGTCACAACCCTCTATAGCGCTGGGTTCCTTCATGGGCTGCTTTTTGCTAATCGGACACACCGGAAGATGACCCGCGCACGAGCTTACCAGAAAGTACAAGAATAGTGCCAGCGATCGACTCTTGGCTTGGTGGTGTCTTCGACGCTAGTGGGGTCATCTACGAGCGAGAGGGCGGTCTAGCGGTGAGAGTCTTCTTTCCTAGACGCTTCATGGCTAACCAGGTGCGGCTAGCCCTCGGAGGGAAGGTAGGAGGACTGAAACCCGCTCACTGGACTATCCAACTAGGAGAAGACATCGACCGCTTCATTATCCGGGTAGGGCCCTTTGTTAGGGGACAAAGAGAGCCATTGCAAGCTTTGGCCCTGTGGAGAGAGAAAGAGATAGACGCCTACGCCGCTGGAAACATCCTGAGCGACCACTACGAGAGCTACGCGATTGGAGAAGTCTGATGGACAAATGCACCTGCGGCCACGAGCGGCAAGACCACTTCAATCGCATAGGGTCACTCCTATGTGGTCGGTTAGTAGGGGTCTGTCAGCCATGCGCTGGCAGGCTCCTATGAATATAACACCCTTCCACAGACGGAAGAAACCTTATGGCCAGATACGAATATGGCTGCTATCCGTGTAACTGGGTTTGGGAAATCACACACGACATGGTGACAATCGTGGATCACCAGGAGACGTGCCCCGACTGCGGTGAGACAGCCACGAGACTCTACAGCATCGGGATGATAAAGGTCTCCGATGGAACCGCTCCTACCAGGATGGGGAAGGACTACCAACGCACACCGAAATCCAGGGACAGCGGCTTCCAGAAAGAGTTCAACTCGATCTATGCCGACGCCGGGATGCAAGTCCCAGGAACAGGAGAGGAGTACAAGATCCAAGACGACGAAGGCGGGTCGTTCCAGTACCTAGCCCCGGATAGCCAGAAAGAAGAACACAGGAGAGGGGTAGAGCTAGCCAGGGCTAAAGGCACCCTACCTACCCCAAAAGAGATGGACGACAACCGAGCCAAGTTCCATGAGAACAGCCTGAGGCGGGCTAGGGAACGATTGCGGCAATGGCCTGCTGGGAGAAAAGGCCGAAAGACATGAACTGCCTACGGTGCGGCAACCTAGATATGCGGACGAATACCGTTACTACTCTCCTAGGCTACAGCAAGGACGATGAACACGACCACAACCCTAATTGTGTCCACAAGGTCGCACTCTGCCTTAGATGTTTTTTCCGGCTTGACCTAGAACGAATTATCCAACGATGCCCAAAAGAAGACTGCGAATGGACCGGGAACACCACCTGCTCAATTTGCGATGACCAACATCTGATACGGAGCTGCCCATGACATCCGAACAAGCCTACACAACCATCAAAACCCTGCGTCAGAACGGCAAGAAAAAGTTCTCCGACGAGGAGAAGCGAGCCCTCGAACATGCCTTGGTACTGATCGCCACGGCAGGATTTGAAGAGATGGTCGCCAAGAAAGAGGTGGCTCGTGCCTGAGATAGCCATCGAGCCTAGCATCGAGCGAGCTGCGCCCGAGCGCACCGAGCATCCTCTGGAGATTGACTACCAAGAACTGGCCGACTACGCCCACAACCCTCGCTGCTACTACTGGAGTAGTTGGTTGGGGCTGAGGCCACCCAAACACCATGGGGAAGTCTTTGAGGAAGCCTGCCGGAAGGAGCTTCACGCATGGTACGACCAATATCCAAACGGATATAGGGGGCTAGGGTTCCCATACCCCCGTCTTGAGTGGCGTACCAATACCCGCTGTATTCGGACCATTGCCGCCTATACCTCCGGGACCCATGCCTACAACCGCCTACAAGGCCCTAAATATTTCTCAAGGCCCATAGGGGCCACCTTGAGCTACGGAGGGCTCCTGGACGCATCTGTGCTCGCTGAGGGGGTGCTGTGGTTCGTGATCCACAAGTTCAGTGAGCACCGCACGGACGGCGATGCTTTCGTAGATCGCTTCAAGGGCTCCCCGGAGTTCCTGGGCCTTCATTGGTTAGGTCACCATGCCTGGAGACTCATGAAGGAGGCTGAGACCATTCGTGAAGATGTTAGGTATGGTGGGATCATCTTGGATGGTATCCAGATAACAAAGACGATCGACCGTCGAATTACCACATACCTAGTACCAACGGCATACCAGATAGAGCAGTTCGTCAGGAACGCCTATGTGATAGGTGAAGAGATCGTCAGACGTAGAGAGCTAACCAGAAAGCACTTTGAGGTAGGAGAACCAGCCCGCAATGCCTGGCCCAACTGGCCCTCTTCTGGTGAACACTTCTGCCCCTGGAAAGCCCTCAACTTGGCTGATTCGATCGAAACAGAGGAAGATTTCCTAGAAACCTGCACTGCTGACCCATGGTGGATAAGGAGGGAAGGATGACAGGAGCATACATTCGCATCAAACGTGACGGTAAGTGGCAAAATATTGAGATAGACCAACTCACCGACAGGGAATTGGAGACATTCGCGGAAAGACAGCCGGATATGGGTTGGAAGTGGGCCAAGTTCCTAGCTAGATGGATTCGAGACAGCATCCAAAAAGAGGTCGCCCTATGACTGACGCTGCCGGACGTATCGTAACGAGAGAACACCCCGAGCACATGCTGCTCGCTAAGCTAGAGCGGTGTGAGAGCCTCCAGGACATACTCCAGTTCTGTATCTGGGTCCTATCGGAAATCGGCTACAAAGAGCTAGCCAGGGCCATCGAGAGACGCCTAGAGGAGGCTATCGAGGAAGCCGACGAGAAAGCCGCCAATGCTGCAAACCCCATCATGTTCCGTGAGGAAGACCATGAGTCTCTCTGACGTCGAGAGACTCCTCGATCCGGGCGAGCCCGATCGGCGTGCTAGGATGATCCCGATCAGTATCTACTTCTCGCGCAGGACCTACAAACGCTGGTGCGAGGTGATGCCAGCTAAGAGTCTCAGTTGGTTCCTGCGCTCCGCCATGGAACGGTTCCTGGACGAGATCGAGGAGCTACCCAAAGACACCATAGCGAGGATCTGTAGGCTCCTGGCCGATGACCTAGCCCATAAACGGCACGGCCCCATCTTGAAGAAGAACATCCGCATTTGACCAAATACAGGATATAGGTTAATGTATATCCCACTAATATTCTGACGGGGTGCTGGGTGACGAAACCACTGAAACGGCAACATCGGGGATCGAACACGAAGGACGAGCAAGGTACCGTGTCCATACTGATTTATCTCCGGAAGGGAAGGAGAATAGTGAAGGGTAATATCGTGCGGCAATTCTCTGTCACGAAACAGAAGGTCTCCGGAGTGCTAGAGCGGTTGAAGAAGGTGCTCCATGACTGACAAGCCATGGGTGGTGCGCTACTTCAAGGATGACACGATAGGTGTGATATCCAGGGAGGAAAACAGGAGTGAGGCCGAGCGGATCATGATGGAGTGGAACGACTACGGCTACTCGACAGACGTGGAATATGATCCGCATAACCTCTGGGTAGTACTAGACGACTGGAGGACTGATGCCTCAGCGACTGACAATTCGCCTCAAGACTAACGTGTCCCTGGTCGGTACGGTCTCTAAAGCCTTCTTCAACTACTCGGACAAGGCTAAGGCCGAGGGCTGGGACCCACAGCTTAAGCTTATGGGCACCTGGACACCGGAGGGCGAGGGAGACGTCTACCTCCCGCTTCGTTTGGTCGAATCCATGGAGGCCAAGGGCTTCCTGAGGGTGGAGACGGGCCCCGATCACGACCTCTACCACGTCATGATGCCCAACACGAGGATCAAGCTCGTGAAAGAGGAGGAAGGAACCAAGAAGTTCATCCGATTCTTCCTCCTGGATGGGGCTGAGGAGCCTGGGGTTGCTCCACAGGCCACAAAGCCTGCTCAAGAGGGTAAGGACAGCCTGAAGGACGTGGTCGGGGCTGTGACACGATTTCACCTTGGCTGTATGGCCCTCTCGGCTCACAACCACGTCCTGCTCTACACCGCTCCGACTGAGAGCCTAGACATGAATGCCGTCCATGCAGGAGGGTTCACGATCATGAAGAAGCTAGAGGAGCAGGGAGTAACGAGCTTCACGGAGAAGCAGTTGGAAAGCATCCGAGACACGCTAAGTGACGCAAGCCACGAGGCTAGGAAGACCACCAACTTTGCCGACTTCCCAGAAGCAGAGGAGCAACCATGACCGCAATACTCCCACTGTATGCCCTGGCCGACGAGTACGAGGCGCTAGGTCAGAGACTCCTCGAAGCCGAGGGTGAGCTGACCCCTGAATTATCCGAGGCCTGGGACAAACTCTCCGAGGCTATCGATCAGAAGGTCGAGAACACCGGCCTCTACATCAAGAACCTCCTAGCTACAGCTAAGGCTGAGACTCAAGAGGCTGAGATGTTCTCCCGGAGAGCCAAAACCAAAGAGAGAGCCGCTAAGGCCTTGAAAGATTACCTGAAGCTCAACATGGAACGGGTCGGGAGGGATCGGATCGAGACCCTGAGAGTGAAAGCGCGTATCCAGCAGAACTCCCGACCCTCCATCCGATGGATCAGAAAGGTCGAGGACATCCCGGCACCATTCAAGCGGATAGAGATCTCATTAGATAGCACCGTTGCCTACCAATGGTGGAAGTCCGACGAAGTGGACCTCCCCGAGGGGTTCCAGGTCGAGCGCGGCACCCATTTGAGGTTGGGCTAAATGGCTAAGGACCTCACACCGATGTGGAGGGGTACCCGACGAGGCATGGCCCGGAACGGAGAGAGAACTTTGAAGAAAAAAAACGACTGTTCGAGAAGTGCAATGATGCGGCGTGGCCCATACACACTTCGGTGGATGGGGCCCAGGACTTACGCAGCCCCACGCCGCATCAACCTTATAAATGCTGCACGGGTAGGTGCCAGGATGCCGAAGCCGGAAGGGACGGACCCACCAATGGCGGCGGTCAAGTGCCGCGACGGATAGGCGTAAGTTCCGGCCCACCCGTATGGCAGCATACGAGAGAGGACGGGATCGCACGGCAGGAAGTATGGACAAAAGCACGCCACCTGCCACCATCGGAACCAGGTAATCCGGGTTAGCGATCCGGTGCAACCTGTCGTGCCCCGTCCTTGTGACAGCAAACCAGGGGATAGCCGAAGGCTCCACCAATGGGTAAGCCGATCAAGGTCCTCTCGATTGAGCAGCTAGCCAAGTGGAAAAAGCGGGCTCTCCGGAGGCTGAAGAAGGCCTACAACTTCGATGATGAATGGGCCGAGCGCAGGCTGCTGGACGTCATCAAGAGCCACGAAGGCCTGCGCCGTGGAATACAATCTCCATTCACGAAACCGATAGTGAAGAAGGACGCCAGATTCAAGGCCACCAATGCGGCGCCACAAACCTCTTAGATCCCGAGGCGGCAGAATGTTCAAGCAGTCCGAGGAGGACAAGCTCTACTGGGACTGGTTCAAGTCACTGAGGGAGCCCTGCTGCGTCTGCGGCCACAAAGGAGCCGAGGCGGCACACCTGAAGAAGCGTAGCCAGGGAGGAAGGGACCGGGACAACTGCGTATACCTGTGCCGTGACCACATCGACTGGGAAACCGACAAGATCGTAAGAGGCTGTCACTCGAAGCAGGAGGGAAGGACCAACGCCTTCATCGTAGAGTTCGGTATCGATCTCCTGTGCATCGCTAGAACAAACACCGACAAGTTCGACAAGCAGCTAGGGGACATAGGTTAATATATGTCCCGTGATATTTCCCAGCGGCGGGTGAGCCCCGAATGAAGACACCCGAAGGTATCAGACGTCTGAGCCTCGTTATCGGTGGTGGTATCACAGTCGCCTGGACAGTCTTCTTCATCGTGAACACCGTACGCTATGGGTGGTTCGAGTACGAAGTGTTGGTGTGGCTGACAGGTGCTGTAGTCGGCTGGGTCGGTGGTACCTTCACTGTGCGGGGGCTCGCCTGGCTCGGTATCTGGACAGTCAAAGGATTCAGGAAGTAGGTGTATAACATCTTTACACTCTTGCATTTTGCAATACTTAGGAGTTCTAAGTCTCGCATTTTGCAAGACTGGACGGCAGAATTTTTTGAGGGCATACTAGGAAAGGTTTCCTACCCCGTGATCCTTGTGGCCGTTCCTGTGAACCACCACGAAAAATGGGAAGGATACTCAGGTCGGAGATACTCAATGGGCTGTCTGCACTCCGGAAAGCAGCGGGCTCGGCTTAGGAACCGAGCAGCCCCGACGAGCTTTGGGGGAAGGAAAGAGGGAGCCCCGCCGGATCGTTGCTCGTCACCGGCAGGGCTGGGGACCTGAGAATCAATCTGAAAAAGGACCCGGAAGGAAGTCGGGCGCTTACAATTCCACAGGCGAGGGTAATATGCACTGCTTCACCCCTCTTGTCCATTCTCTCCCTTCCCCAAAGGGGTTCCCCCCGGTCTGTTCTCTATCTAAAAAACGTAGGAGAAATGCGCCATGAAGTGCCCTCACTGTGGTAAAGAGACGGAAACGAAAGAAAGACTGACTGCTACCGACATCCTCTTTCAGCGGTTCCAGCAAGTATATCCGTTGCGGCGAGGAGGTCAGCGTTGGCCCCAGGCGCGGAAGTGTTTCGGGCGACTCATCCACCAGAAGGGCGTCACCTCCGACCTGCTTATCGAGAAGGCAAATGAGTACCGCCGTTACTGTGGCTTCCATCATGGAAACGGGTCGGTGTTTGTGATGCAGGCCGCAACCTTCCTCGGAGACGGTGGTGGCTGGGAAGAAGACTGGTCCACAGAGACCCCGTTCGATCAAGCCCGGCGTCAGCTGCAGGAGCAGAAATGAGGAAACACGGTCCGAAGAGAGAACCGATGGTGAACTGGAAGGACGTGCCCGAGCCCTACCGTGTCACACGGGAATACTTGCTCAGTCGTGTAGGCGGGGTCAGCCCAGTATGGGTCGAACGTCACCTCCACGGTGGGGGGTGCCGAGCAGCGAGGCGGTTTAGCAACGGCCTCTTCGCTCCCTGCGGAGGTCCGCCATTCAAACGATCACGGTACTGCTGGAATCACCGCTGGCATCGCGGTCTTTGGGCTATTCGGAGATGGATAAAGGACTACCGCCGCCCATACCTAGCAAGCCTGCCGCTACCATGGCAATGAGAACTGGTCCCATTGAGATGCTGGACTTGCTCCAGGAGGCTGCGACAGTGTTCCCTATCCCCCGGGATACTCAGATAGACAAGATGGCTGAGACCTACTCTAAGGTTCTGGGTTGGTTCTCAATGGAGATACTGAAGCAGGCTCTCCAGGAATACCTGACCACGGAGACGAGACGGTTCCCAAGGCCTGCCGACCTGTACCCCTTAGCCAAACGCATTCAAGCCGCACCGAAACCCGATTCCCTTCGGGATGAGACCATGAAATGGTACCAAGCAGGGATGTGGGGCCCCTGCCCCGTCTGTGATTCAGTCTTAGAGTTTGCTGAACTAGACGAGATGAAGACAACCAAAATATTCCACGACACACAGAGACACAGGGAGGCTGGCGTGCCTTTCTTTGGGCCTCGGATATGAAGTGGCGTCCCCTGTACTGGCTCGTCGCCGGTATGAAGTGGCTCATCTTTGACTCTGCACTAGGACGGCACGTTGGACGGGTCATGGACGCTGCTGAAGCGAGGCGTAAGAAGTGATCCTGACCCTTCCAGTGTGTCCCTCGGCTAACCGTTGGTGGAGGCTATGGAAGGGCCGTATGGTCAAGTCTAGCGAAGCGCGGGAGTACCAGGAGACGGTTGGAACACTCGCCCTCATGAGCAGGATGGAGATCATCGAGAAGCCAACGGAGGTAGCCGTGACGATCCACTGGTACCGTGAGGCTCTCCGTGGAGACCTGGACAAACGCTACTCCATCATGCTGGATGCGCTACAGGGAATAGCATTTGAGAACGACAGTCAGATAGCCGAGATACACGCCTACCGTAGTCTCAGCAGGGAAAATCCACGTATGGAGGTCATGGTAAGTAGGAGGGTAGAATGAACTGTGCTCGGTGCCACACCGACTGGCCCCGGGACCGTATGTTCACCCGTGGAGGAAAGAAGTACTGCAGTCTTTGCTGGAGGGTGATGATCTATCCACGCAAGGTGGGAGAGACCGGCATCAGAATCTTGGACCAACCTAACGAGTCAATTCTACAGCAAGAGCTTCGGGAAGACCCCAACCCCCATCCCTGGAGATACCAGTCCAAGGAGCCTTCGGCTTCCCAGAAAGTCTAGCGTAACAGAGCCGGACGCAAAGGCAACGTCGGCTGGGTGAGGGTCTCCGCAATCTGCTGTTCCTGCCACTGGAAGACGTGGGGCCCTCTTTCGGTGGGGCGTCCAAACAGCATGGCCGCGATCGCTGCTCGTCCGTCTCCCAACCTAGCCTTATCCCTCATCGCATTGGTGATGTCCTTGTAGAGTAACTGCCCCGGAAAGGAGAGCCTTCCATAATCCAGCATCAGTCGCTTAGCCCACGGACTCTCTATCGCCAACTTAAGGTCAACGGCGAAGTCGGACCCGGGACCCATCGCGTAGGAGAGCGGAGCCAAGGGGCCGAACCAACTCATGATGTTCACACCCCAGCTCCAGCCGATAGTACCTACCGCTCCAGCTACCGTAGCATACCGGGTAGCCATCAACATCTTCCCCGCTGCGTTGGTGTTCTTCAGGTTCGTTAGGATCAGGTCCTTCTGCCAAAGAGGCCAGGTACCAAATGTCCCAAACAGCCTGCCGATCGTGGACTGTAACGCTAGTGGCTGAGCGGAGAGCCCGTACACGTAGTTGGATAGATCCGCCGCCGCAACACCCAGATACTCCAGGGCTTTCTCGTCACCCCTCTGCTCTAGGAGCCTGAGAAACTCCTTCCGCTCTCCCTGCCCCCAGCCAAAGAGTGCTCGTTCTTCAAACTTTCCCTGGGTTATCGTGCCCTTACGGAGCCGAGTCAGTAACGGTTTGGTGTATTCCACCTGGGCGTGATAGGCCCAGACCCTGTTCCAGGTGTCAGACCCACCGAAAGGCTTGAGACCGAACTCACCGATTCTCTTGGCCTGACGGCCTAGTCTCATAAAGCCACGGAGTATAGTCGCAGCCAGTGGACCGGTAATCGCACCACCCTTGATCGCTTTGATAGGTAGCGTCTCCGCTATCCGCTCGAAGACCACCTCACCGGCAGCTACACCCCTCTCCTCTAGCCGGAAGGCTCCTGCTGCAAGAGCCTCCTGCCAACCCTCATCGGTAGCGGCAACGCGGAAGCCTTTACCCATAGCTGGGCCACCCAATCGGGTGTAGAGGTTCCACATGTTCTGGATACCGTTCCTCACGATCGGACGCATTCTTCCAGCCATAGCCGCGCCATACCACGCCGCGATCTGGTTATTCACAAACTCTGAGACGGCCTCCCGTGGTAGATCTACTCCGAGCTTCCGAGCAAACGCTTGGAAGAACGCCGCCCCTTTCTCGGCAGCCTCCTGCGGGTAGCCTCTCATGTAGCCCAACATCTCGTTGATTGGAGCACGTATTGCATCGGGTAGTACAAACGCATCGGCCCCAGCCTTGAGCCCCAACGTCTGCTGGACTTGTTTCTGCGCCTCCGGTGTCAAGTCCTTGAGCCGCATTCGGGTCAACCCAGCCAGCTCCTCGTAGGCACTACTGACGTTCTTGTCGAAGAAGAAGCTATTGACGTATCTCTTGGCTACCAGCGTAGGATTGATCTCTGTCTGGGCTAGCTCGCCGGTACGCATGTACTTGGAGATGAACCGCTCCCACGTCCCGGGTACGGAGGCGTTCTTACCCAGGAACTGGTCACCACGGAACAACCCGCCCTTCTGCAACTGCGGCTGGATGCGAGGGAAATAGGTGAACTGGAAATGCTTCTCGAACGTCAGGCCGAAGTATTTCTGAGCGTGTTCGATGAACAGGGCGTTGAACGTGTCGTGTAGATCCTCCATGTAGGTGATCTGTTTCTGGCTCAGTCCTGCCGAACGAGCCGCCGCTACCCGATCGGTCTTGTTGATGAAGTTCGGGATGTTCTCGATGTCTCTCCAGAACTCCCCTACGGCATCCATTTCCCGAACAGAGAGACCCTTTCCAGCCTTATCGATCCGCTTGAGGAACGGGAAGGCTTCGGTGAGCTGACGCTTCTTGCCTGTAGTGAGACGGTGTTGTGCCCGTACAAAAGGTATCCCCGTCTGCTCATCCAGCAGGGAGAAGAACCGCATCATGCTCTTGAGCTGTGCTCCAGGCACACCGTGTTCTGTTGCTTGGTGAGCCCGAGTCACTATTCTAGCAGCATCGGGAGCGAGACGGTTGAAGATCATGTCCCCTTCTGCCTGGAAGCCAGGCATCGCGCTGTTGATCCTGCCCGGCATAGAGACCCCGAGATACTCCAACCCATGCTGAAGGTCTTCCCTGACCGTCGAGCTTCCCTCCCTAAGCACACGGAGAGCAGTCTCCTCGTCGGGTAACACCTCGGCTCGTCTGGTCCCAACCCGCCCCATCTCTACCCTCCCATCGGGCAACTTCCGGATCTGCACTCCTTCCAAAGCAGCCCACGCCTCCAGGGGTCGTTCTTCCAGGGCCTTGGCTATCGTCCCAGCCAGTTCGTCACTGATAGACTCGTAGAGTTCCCTGTCGATCACCGGAAGCTCAGAGTAAAGCCGCTCGCGGAAAGTCCTAGCCGCCACGCCTTTCAAGGTCTCCGACTCCGCAGCCGTGAGGCTCAGCCCCTCGGCCTTGACCCAGCGGTTCCAGATGGCGTCAAACTCACCCAGGATAGGATGAGGCTCCTGGATGAGTACGGTGGGATCTCCAGCATCGAGCCCAGCTTTGAGATCAGCCGCCTCCGCCTTCACCCGGCTCGCCACGTCTACCCCTAGCTCCTCCGGTAAGACCACTTCTTCACCCTTGAGCCTGATATCCCGCTTCATATTCCCCGCATCATCCAGGGTCTTGGCTAGGTCAGTGAGACCCTTGCGTCCTAACGCCTGAGAAGCGGCGAGATCTATCTGCTCGTTGGCAAAGCCGATGAACCGCTCGGCCATCGCAGCTTCCATAGACACAGAGACAGGGGTACCCGTCGCACTTGGCAGCACATTTGAGGTTCGGACGGTCTTGTTCCGTCCCTCCAAGGTGCGGATCACCACAGACTTCTCCCCAGCAGAACGGACGAAGCTGTACTCAGCCCCCTGGTAGTACACCGTCTGCCCAGCGATAAACGACTCACCCTCGGCAAAGGCCTTGATGGCCTCTTCGGTGAGAGGCGAAGATTTCTGCCAGGCGAGCACATCCACCAGCCCAGGTTCTCCGGGAACGGGGCGGGTAGCAAACTCCATGTCCGAGAACCGGCGGGCCAGGGCTACCTGGGCAGGTATATCAGCTTCTGGGCCCAAGCCGATCACTTCTGCGCCTTCCACAGCGGTTCGGACGGGACCTCTTCCCTGAAGGAGACCCTCCTCTACCGGACGAACAGAGCGCATCACGTCGTCTGTGAGGGGAATCACTTCTTGCAGGCCACCCTTCCCCTTCTCTACCACCAAAAGCTCGGCCTGGGCCGACCTGAGGCCGTTGAGGACCTTTCTGAAGTCCTTCCCGCCGGCCAGAAGCTCATCGTAGGTCTCCACCCGTTTGATCTTAGCGGCACTCGAAGGCTGGAGGATGAACTCCTGGACATCTACTCCTTGAGGACGACGCCGAGCAGCCCGGGCAACATCGGAGGACAGGACCTCTTTGACCCCAGGCCCTGTACCGTAGGCACGGAAGATGGGGACGTTAGGAGCCTCTGCTGCTAGCCGGGCGATCTCCCCGCTGGTGTGGGCGAGCCCATCAGTGACGGCGTTCTCAGCAATAGCTATCCTAGCCTCCGCCTGAGCCGCTGCTCGCACTCTTGGGATGAATGTCGAGACGTCTTCGATCTTGTTCCAGACGAGGAAAGACCCCTTTCCCTCGGGCAATCCACGAAGAGATTGCATGGCCGCGACGATGGGCTGTTCGCCTTCCACGATCATCTGGAGGGCTTGAGGGTTACGAGCGATGATCTCGTTTTGCATAGCCAGCCGAGCCCGAGCGGCAGCGACATTAGCATCACTTGGTACGTGGGCCAAGATCCCACCCGCCGCATCTATCGTGTTGCCGTTCTCCACCCCGGCCAGGAGTTCCTGGGCCATCTGGGATTTCTCCGTGGGTCTGACCCCGGGAGTGACGGGACGCCCCCTTTCCAATATCTCACCCAGAGCCACCTGGGTACGTGTAGCCTCTGCAATGGCTCGGGTCTGACGCAGTGCCTGTACGGCTCTTACCGTTGTGGTCAAAGCGATGGAGAGCCCACCCAACTCTCCGGCACTGAAGACCCCCGTGGTTATGCGGTCCTGAAGCTCACGAAAGAAGTTCTGCTGGTGTGTCTCCACGGTCTGGTCGCCTGAGACGAACGACTGGATCAACCCCGGCTCGTTGGTTAGCGCCCCATAGGCGAAGAACCCAGCCATATCAGCCAACAGTGGTGCGATGCCCGGTCCAACAACAGCACTGCCGGTCTTCCCCGCCACTAGGAGCGCCCGGCTAGCCTTGAGTATCATGGTGAAAGGCACCAGAATCCCAGCGAAGGACCCAAGCAGTGTGCCTCCGGTGCTTACAGCTTGTAGCAACCCCGGCACGTCGGCGCCCGGCATGTCGGCAATCGCCTCTGCCACAGCCTTCAAGGCGCTCTGATTTAATCGCTCGACTATCGGGGACAGATAGGGCCTGACAATCTGACTACCGATGATGGGAACGTGCTCCAACGGCCTTATCAGGCCCGAGGCCAAGCCTGCCACAAAGCTCTTTCCACCCACGTCGATGAACTCGATCATGGTGACGTTGGGTGGAGTGCCGTGCTGGGCGATACTCTCTGGGCCGGGTGGTTGAATCAGGCCCTGTTGGGCTACCCGCTGCACTTCGGGGCGGGGATCATTCAGGAGGTTGAGATCAACCGCACCGAAAGAGGAGAGCTGCCTGTCGAGTAACCTCTGGAGGTTGGCCGCCCTTCCCTCCGGTTCCATGGAGAGAAAGGCTCGGGTTACGTCACCCGTCCCCTCCAGTTGTGCGTCTAGTTCAGCTTGGAGGGTGGCAAGTCGTGTCGGAGCCCCTGCCGTAAACTCGGTCATTGTGGCCGGAGAGCGGCGCGGCGCTTCGCAATGTTCGCCTGGATGCGCTCGATGGTCTTGTCGAGAGTGGCGATCTCCGCCTCATGCCCACCCTCCAGGTCAGCAAGCAGGAAGGCCCGGTTACTCTTGAGGTTCTTCTCCTCTTCCCGGAGAGCAAAGATCTCTTCCTGTGGGGTCTGTTCACGCTCGAAGGTCGCTTCTGCGGCTGGGGTCCCACCCGGGGGAAGCTCCATCATCGCCGCAATATCCGCATCGGTGAAGATCGGCACTCCATTCACCATCACCTGACGGAGATCTCCGAGATAGGCCTCACGCTCCTCAGTGGGCATCTGCGCCACCGTGAGCTTCTGGGTTTCCCTGTACGCAGAGATGACCTGCGCTGCTTGAATCTGAGGCTGCCCCGTGGGTTGCGGAGGGCCTTGGGACTGACCAGGGCCTGGAGGCAGTAGAGGCTCGAGCCCAGGCCGCACGTCTGTGTTGATTCTCCCCACCTGTTCCATGTAGGCGAACCAGTCAGCCTGCTTCTTCCACCACAACATCCCTCCAGTCTTTGCCTCTCGGCCGGACTCGTCCTTGAAGACCGGCACGGCGTAGGTGGCTGGCTTCCCGTTGGCTATCAGTTCCTGGTTCATCTTCTCCAGTACCGGAATGGCCTTCTCCACGTCCCCGAGATCGTTGGGATCGAGTTCGAGCAACTTCATCACCCCGATCGAGCGGAGCATCGGACTGTACTGCTCCGCATCCTGGAGATAGACCATGGTGACCTCATGGAGCCGGAGGTCACGAAACTGGTTGTCGATATCCCGCATTCCAGCCACACCAGCACTAGCGTCATACTCCTCCTCGGTTCCAGAGAATCCGCAAGCCGCCTGTGCAAGTCGGTAATCCCTAGCACAGCCGTTGGCGACAAAGAGAGATTCATCAACACCAATCGGCATCTTGTTCCGGAGCAGTGTGGCGTAGGACGTTACCGCCGCTTGGCGAATATCTGCTGCCCGAGAAGCCTGCCCAACCGTCTCTGCCATGTGTGCCCGCATTGCTCCAGCCAGAAGATTGGCTTGGTCGTCCTCGGTAACCAGGAGACGCACCGGGGTCTCAAATCCCATGCTCTCTGCCACTGCGTCAGGAATGTCCATAACGATGTCATGTTCTGCCGGAAGCCCCAGCCAGTCCCTGGCAAGCCGTGCAGCTTGCGGATCGCCCTTCAAGGCTAAGGTTTGCATCTCCACAACCTTCATGTCGAACGCGCTTGCTCGGGCGAGCATCACCGACAACGGCTCCGCTTTCCCTGTGATCGCACGGGAGAGGGCTAGTCCGGAAAGGGTATGAGTCGTCTCAGGGTTTTGAAGCAACCGTACCACTTGCATCTCGTTGACTAGATCTCCAAGCGACGTAGATCCCGTATGGATGAGTGCATTGTCCGGGATATCCTCCGGTCGGACTTCCTGGCCGGTACGTGTGCTCTGTTGTCGGGCGAGCATGTTCCGGAATGCCTGCCGTCTAGCCGGATCTTTGACTTGATCGAGTGTGATGCTTGAGGCCAGTAGCTCCGTTGCATCCTGGGCGTTTACCATCTTGTTACGCTCCAGGAGCTGCTCGGCAACCAAGGCACTATTCATCGTGACCGTGGATCCTAACCCAGCCTCGATCTCAACCCCACTGATTGGTGTACGAGCAGAACTGGCTAGCAGTGCGTCCGTTGCCTCTTTCGCTTTCTGTTGGAGCAATGCGGGATCGGCAGCAAGAAGCTCCGCCGCTTGCCGGGTTCTTGTCTCGCGGAACTCATCCATGAGCTGCTGGTCTTCAAGCTCAAGCTGCCGTGCCTCCGCCAGGTCAAGGCTCCGGCTGCTGAGTGCTAGCGATCTCTCGCGTTGCTGGATACTCTTGACCGTTCCAGCTACTCTCGTTCCAACGCTGATGAGCTGGAGTATTCTGTCGATCGCAGGGGTGCGCCGCCGTCGTGGGCGTCGAATAACCGGCATGGCTTACCCTTCCTCGTCAAGTACAAGAGTCTCTTCTCCTACACCCTGAGAGAAGAACTGTAACAGCATCGGAAGTAATGCACCCTGGGTTCTGCCGAACTCCGCTAACTGTCTCTGGATAGCCGTGTCACCTATCTGACGTTCGGCTTCTCCAAGCCTGAAGCCTTCGGTGATCTCCCTACCTCTTTGCCCTCTGGCCGCTATGTCGGTCTGTCGCTGTTGTTCACCAAGCCCCAAGCCCTGTAACCTTCTCGTCTGCTGCCCCGCAAAGACGTTCTGGAGAAGTGTCTGAAGGTCTAGCTCCTGACCCCGCGCCTGAACACCCAGTCCTTCTCTGGCGATATCTCTACCACTAGCAAGACCCAGCGAGGCTAGGCGACGCTGCTGCTGTTCTCTGAACGACTGCCCAGCAATCTCAGCCCGCTGTCCGGACTCCGCCTCCAAGAAGCGAGACTCTAGCTCTCCTCTTCCCCTGGCTATATCGGTTCCAAACCGTCCTCCGAGCACTCCGAACTGTTCTCTCTGCCGAGCAATCTGCTCATCCAGTCTTCGCTTGTTGATCGCCTCAAGAGCACTGAACTGTGGTGAGAGATCGAACCTTCCCCCTCCTGTCTTGAGGAACTCATTCAACGTCGGATCGGCGGAGGTCTCCCGCGTCAATTGACCCAGCGGGTCTACCCCTGGGGCACCCTCTCCCCCGGTCCTGATAAGCTCCTGGAGAGCATCCTGGGCCACTTGGTTACGCTCTCCAAGGTCCGTCCCGAGGAACTCAGAGCTAGCTCCGAGAGCCTGACGCTGAAGATCAGTAGCCGGAGTGGTGAAGGGGCCCTCGAACGTAGGCAGGCTGAAGAACTGAGCTAAGTCCTGGAACTGATTCCCACTCTGGATCTGCTCTAGGAAGCTGTTGAGTTGATCAGCTTGGGTTTGGTCTACTCCATTCCCTCCGCCGCCATTCCCTTCACCATCAATCCCTGGATCAATCTCTACTGGATCTATTCCGACATCTCCAATATCTAGTGGGAGCGTACTACCAATATCCGTGGCACCTGGAACAATCTCCTCAGTCGACGGAAATCCACCGCCGCCACCATTTGATAAAGCAGTGCCAAGTGTTTGGAAATTTAATGGAGCTTGATTGGGGTCTACAACACCAGTTGGATCAAACCCAAGAGAGGACCTTATTGCTGCTAACGGATCAAAGTCAGCCGGAGGTGGTTCCCCTCCTGGTAAAGTCGGCGGTGCCTTATCTCCAGTAATACCGGCTGGAAGTTGGGGGACTAGAGCACCTCCGGGAGCTGCCCCTTCTGGCGTCAAACTAGGCGCCGTCTTCTGTTGCTCAAGTAGCAATCCTAGAGGATCAGAAGGTGCTACTGCATCAGCAGTCAATGGATTAGGGCCTAGGGCTGCGGCGGGTCCTCCAGTTCCGGAAAGTGCCGCAGCAGGGCCTCCGGTACTCAACTGCTGAAGCAACTGCAAAAAGAGCTGGAGCTGCTGTTGATTCATGTCGGGGAAGATAGGAGTGATATTGCCTTCACCTCCAACCACCGGTGTAGGAAGCTCCGGTGCTCCTCCACGTAGTAATCCCCCACCTCCGAACAGCGAGGCAAACAGAGACGTAATCGCTGGAACGGCTACCGCAGCAGCGACGTTGGGACCTCTGCCCTCTCCCTCTAGAAAGCCTGGCAACCCAGGGATGGTAGGTAGGACGGGTAGCGCAGGAAGAGTTGCTACCTCAGCTGGAAGGGCGCCATCTTCTCTTCCCCCCTCTTCTCTTACCCCATCTTCTCTTCCCCCATCTTCTCTTACCCCATCTTCTCTTCCTCCAAATAATCGAGCTATAAGCTCAGCCGGGAAACCACCCTTTTCAGCTGCCTGCTGCAACAGGAAAGTGAAAAGCCCGGCAAAGCCTTCCCTGCCCTTCTTGAGGAATTGAGGGGCTAAGTCGACCTGGGTGCTACCTTCGGGCCGTGCAGTTGTTCCTGTAATATGCCTTGGCATAGCCTACCCCCCCGGAAAGCCCTTCGCCGTTACCTCGGGAACGCCCTGTCCATGGGTGACGCTCCGCCGTTTCATCATCCGTACCCTGGGCTGCGCCGAGGACTGTCCACCCTTCCATGCAGAGGTACACTCCCTCTTGGTAACCCCGTACAAGTAGAGGTCAAAGTGCTTCTCATCGTTCTCGATCCAGTCCTTTAATCTTCCTTCTAAGCACATCCCTACCCGCTTGAGGAAAAACTGTATGGCCTCAGCGTCGTGTCTCAGATGCGCGGAGACCCGCCTAGTCTTGACGGTATCGAACACCCAGCCGATGAAAGCCCTGACCACGGGTTCCCTTTGCTTCAAGCTCCCGTCAAAGAATGATATTTGAATCTTGACATCTACGCTACCAAGGATGCCGTAGACCATGCCCAATCCAACCGGCTCACGCTCATCTGCGTGGTAGAATCCGATGACCAGAGTACCTGGATCTTCGAGCCAATCCCTGAAGACTGGGAAACTCATTTCCTCTGCCGTAGCAAATAAATTCCCGAACTGGCTCATCCTGTCCCAGAGGACAGCAAGCCTCACATCGTCCAGGACCAGCGGCTGACCGCTCATCTCTCCCTTGGCCTTGAAGTAAGGCTCTACAGCTATAGCGGTCATCGGTACCTGCCCCTGAACTCACCCCTGGGCAGCAAGGCAAGCCTATAGGTCCTAAACACCGGCCTGTTGGTATCTGTGGATTGCAGACGGAACAAGACGGATCTTCCTACAGCACTTCTCACACGAAGAGGATAGGGTCTGACGGCTGTGGAGGCAGGGAGAGTGTACGTCTGGGCTCCCACATAATTAGCCCCACCATCGGTAGAGATAGTCAGGGTTATGTCGCTGTCGCTAGAGGCGGTGTAGCCGATATCCACCATAAACATCTGCACCCAGCGGTCCTTCAGGTTGAACTCCGGAGACTCAACTGTCAGGGTAATCGTGCCTCCATCATCTGTAGTATCCGAAGTGTCGGAGTCAAACGTCTCCCCTATATCGGTTCCGAGGACCAGCTTGTGCTCCGAGTCCGGGTCGGAAAAGGAGCCTGTCCTCCCACCGAAGGAGACTGAGATGTTGTCCCCTCCATTGTTGGGATCGCGTCGTTCCCACACCAGATCCCCGTTCGCCCGGAAGCGTCGTATGTCGAACTCGTAGCTCCTCGTGGCAAACGTATCCGAAGAGACCGGGATGAACAGGGAGTACTTCTGCCGGTCCCGGACGTAGGCAGCATGAACATGCTCCGTCCCGCTCCTGTTGAGGTTGTCAAAGATCTCGTTCTGGATAGGAGTACCGATTCTCGTGGGCTCCCTATCTCCTGGATGGTAGATATAGACGTCATCGGAGCCCAGGAAGATGTCCCCCTTAGAGCCTATATTGACCAGGGACCTCTCAGCTACACACCCCACCCCCTGTACCCTGGAGTTCAAAGCAATAGCTGGAGAGGGAATACCCGTCCTCGTTCCAACCCAGATAGAGTGTCTTCGGTAGACCATGAGATGATCACCCTGGACCGACAGGCCCATGATCTCGTCCATCGATCCAGAGGGATCTTCCACTAAGGAGCTTGATCCCGAGCCCGTTCCAGTCCAGTCGGTGATATCCCCGGAGATCGACCACTGGACGATCTGGGGGTTAGCCGTGGTACGAGCCGCTACGGCCCGATCGGCAAACGGCACAATGAATCTTCCTGCCGGGGAACCAGAGATAGCCGTGAGCCCCCCATTGCCCGTCGTGCCGGTGTAGCGGATCAGCGTTGATTCCCCATTCTTAGCGATCAGCAATGAATCTTGAATCATCGCCGCACCCACGACAACGTCGGTCCCGACCATCGCGGCGCCTGCTGCTAAAGCAATCTGGGCCCAGTTTGTTTCATTCCAGCGGTAGGCAAAGTCATTAGTGATCCGCACCAACTCTGTGGTCCCATCCAGTTGCCGGAACAGCGCGATCTTCCGGACCACCAGATCGGTGTCAGTGATGGCGGAATTGATCTCCGTATACCCCCAGGCTAGCTGCAGGCCATCCAACTCGATCAGTGCGTTCTGGATATTGGTGGCTTGCTCGGGCTTGATCTCAGTAGCTGACTGGCGGGTGTTCATCCCGCTTCTACCAAAGGGAAAAGGACCGGCCCAGATCGGACGAATTTGTGGTTTGAAACTCTCGGCTCCAGGGGGTCCGGAGGGGACAAATCCCTGGAAGGGAGCCTTAGTTGGCACCGAAGATGCTTCCGGTGATAGCACTAACGGCTTTGTTCTGCACACCACGCTTCTCAAACGAGCGTCCGATACTCCAGGTCATCACGATTCCACTCCAACCACCCCAGAACACTGCTGGGATCTCGATCTTGGGGATCTCCATACCGGCGAAGAATGCTATCCAGGGTAGAATGATGTGGTTGACGGCCAGGATCAGTAGTCCACCATAGACCACGGTAGGGCGTGCCCGTTTGGTGTAGGCATCTCCCTGTTGTAGCTCGGCTATGAGTACGCTGCCTTTGGTCTTGAAGAGGCTTTCGGCGTGTGAGAGGACTTGTGCCGTTGCTTCCGTTTCGAGTGCTTTGAGCTTCGCTTTGGCTTCGAGCTTTTCTTCTTCGGATGTATGGACATTGTCTATGATCCCTCCGATGGAATCTACTAAGCTTTTAATAGGTCCCCCGAGAATGGAGAAAATACTCATACTTCCCCGTTCGTCTTTGGGTTAGTGATCTTGGTCACTTCGAGGTAGAACTTGTTTCCACGTTTGATAGGCCCTTTGATCCGTACCTGACCTTCAATCCCTACACTATCCAGGATAGCCTTGATATAAAGTCCCTGCCGGTTCTGAGCTTCGTTGATCTGAGCCTGTAATGACTGGATCTGCGCTACCTGCTCCTTCGTCAGAAGGATATCTAGATCAGACTCTTTCTTCGATATCCGGCTGGGCTTCGTCTGCGTCTTACGCATAACCCTCCTATTTCCTAGTATTTCACAGTTATAGACACACCGGGTCGGAACCCCTTGGGGAAGGGGAAGAACCGGGAGGGTGGACAAACGGCACCGAGTTAGCCATATTGCCACCACCTGGAGATTGTAGTCAGCCGAATTCAGGTTCCACTTCCCGCCGGGTGATGAGCAGGGCCCGGCGGGACTTTCTTTTCCTTCCCCCAAGACTCATCGGGGCTGCTCGGTCCCCTATACGCCGAGCCCGCTGCTTTCAGAGGTGCAGTCAGCCATTTGAGTTTCCTCGAACCTGAATTCCTTCCCGTCTTGGTGGCGGAACAGGCACACAGCCACGGGGTGAGACGGTGTCAGAGACCCATATACAGAATACGACTAAATATTTCGGTGTCCACCTCCTATTAACTGGCTGCTACTATAGCATCTACCACTGCGTTGAAGCCGGTGATAGCACGGATGGGTGCAGCATCGACCCCGGTTGTAGCCCTATCCATCGTCCCATCATCCCGGGGGATTAACCAGTGAGCGGTGATTGTCACGTTGTTCTGGTCATCCGTCATCACACTAAATCCCACGAACGTCTTTGTCGTGTAGTTGATTGCAACAGGAACCAGCAGTGGTTTGGTCCGGCGAATCTTTTTCAATGCCATCGTTTCTCCTATGCTGCCGGTAGCAGCCGCTCCAGCTTTTTAATACGACCAAGTTGTCTCGCAATTACCTCTTTCATTTCTTGACGTTCGACATAAGCCTGCCAGATCGCGCCGTTGTGGAGGCGTTGGAGTTGGGTGACGTTGGTCATGCCCCCTTCATCAATGGGAGCACCAAGAATATCAGCATCAATTAGTGACTGTTCGTTATACCTTACATGTTCATCCCACTGCGAACGAATGAGGGCTGCTGGAGTACGAGCCACGTCCAATGCTCGAATGAGTTGAGCATCATCATATTCATCAAATGCTGTTGAAGGTACAGCGTTTCCTGTACCAGTAACATCCACAACGGTGACTGTGAAAATGTCTCCATCTTCATCTACAATGAAGCGAGCTACTATCGCTCCACCTACCTGCGCTCTTATTCCAAACACATTTCCGTTAGCAGCAATATTCGCAAGCGCGTTTGCGCCGTTATGTTCATAGGCATCAAACTCTATCAACGACCGACCGGAGGTTGTTTTAACTGCTGTTGCTGTTCCACCATAGGCAAGAAAGCGAAATGTTGGAGTATTACTTGCGTCGTTATGCGTGGCTTGTAATATAGCACCACCAAAAGTTTGTGCTTTCCGAATGGTTAGCACATCGTCTGTCTCTACATCAATATCGGTTATTGTGGTCAATCCATGACCGACATCAGTGTTTTTTATGCAGAATGATTGATCTTCATTTCCTGCTTGGTTAATCGTCAGTCCTATTGTCATGTTGGCATTGGCAGACTCGTTGACAAAAATGCTGCCATTCTGCCAAGTGTCTCCGTCTTCATCTACAATAAAACGAGTGATAAACGCACCGCCAACGAGGGCGCGAACTCCGAACACATTCCCATCCGCCGTGACATTGGTTGCGCTATCAGCCCCATCATGCTCCTCGGCTACAAATTCAATGAGGCTACGGCCAAGAGTGGACTTGGTGGTATCTGCTTGCCCACCAGAGGTGCGGGTTTGCCATACAACCTGTAGCGAGGCGCTATCTTCCCCCAAGGTGCGAATAAAGGCGCCGCCTAATGTGGCATTGGCCTTCTGGATTTGATAGTATGTGTCGGTTTCTAGGGTACTGGTAAGACCGTGTGCAACATCACTGGACTTAAGGGCAAGAATAACATCGTCATTCGCCCCCTGGTTAATCGTCAGTCCTATTGTCATGTTGGCGTTGGTGGTATCATTGATAAATAGTTCTGGGGTTCCATCCAGAATCAGGTCGCCGTCAAGCCTCGTGTCTCCAGCATCCACCCACAGGGCGTATTCACGGGTGTGTGTGACATTCGTTGAACCAACGGGTGGCCCTTGAACATACAGGGTAGCAGCGTCTGAGATAGTGAACGTGGTTCCAACTGAGGTCCACGTCGGAATGCCAAAAAAGGCCAGGGCTCCAATAGCAACCGTCTCACCATTCCCAGTGGCATTAATGGCCTGAGAGTCTGCTTCAATGTGCAATCCAGTTCCAACACTGGTGAGAATATCTCTCGCTGCTACACCAGGCTCAATGTTGAAGATCGAACCGGCTTCAATAGAACCTCCAATGGTCACTTGATCAGTGATGGTAACGTCTGCACCAAGGAAGGTGTCCAGTACGACTCCAAGCCCACCGTCTGTGTGAATAGAGCCAGTGGTTGTGGAGGTAGAGTCCGTAGTATCGTCAACTGAGAGAATTCCAGAGTAAGTTCCGGTGGTTCCAACAACCGCTGAGAACGATCCTGCGGCTACCGAGGCCGCCCCTATCGTAGTCCCGTCAATCGCTCCGGAGTTGATGTCTACATTCGTCATCTCGTGGTTAGCGAAGTCGAACTCAACTGTTGTGCCACCCAGGGTCAGCTTGTCGGTCGCATGGGTTATGGTAACATCCCCAGCAGCAAAGTTGATAACGGCACCAGAGGCGAGGAAGAGATCGCTAAATGCTGTCCCGCTCGCTCCAATTGCTCCTTGGTCATTCCCGGCAGCTAGAAGTCCAGCGTCTATGGTGACATTGCCTACTAGCCTGGATGTGGTCCCAACCCAAAGAGCTTTGGCTATTCCTATCCCCCCATCTGTGTGGATGGAGCCCGTAGTAGTAGAGGTAGTGTCCGTTACGTCATCCTGCGAGAGGATGCCGTTGACTGTCAGGGCTCCCTGTATGTCCACCAGGGTTGCCGGAGTCGTGGTGCTGAACCCAACCCTGTTCTCACTCCCATCTAGGAAGAACACCTCCGTGTCGGTATCGCCCTCCATCCGGAAGTCTACAGAAGCTCCCACTTCATTCCAGACGTAGATACCCGTTCCGGTAACCCGATCTAGGATCAGGTTGTTAGAGGAGTCCATCGTCCACTGCCAGGAGCCTACAGTGGAGCCCGCCACCACTCTCTGAATAGTCAGCGAGGGGCTCGACCCCGTACCGATAGTGAGCGTGTCGATGTCGGAGGAAGACAGCGTCTCGTACTGCTTGGTTTGTAGCTGGCCTATCTGCTCTCCAGGAAGCGGAGCGACAGCCGTCCCAACATCTATGACAATCCCTCCCTCAGCGTCTAGTGTCGGCATCAGAGCCTCGGCTCGTTCAAAGTCGTAAGAGGTCCAGCTACCTGTACCCCGGTGGCCTGCTCAAGCACCTGGGTCTCCTGGATGTCGTTCATCAGACTTCTCTGAAGATTCTTAGCATGGATCTGTCGATCGTATTCCCCCATGAGGTAGAAGGCTTTGGCCTCCGCACCTCTTTTGATGATCTCATCCCACTCGTCCTCAAAGATGCTCTTATCCACGGCCACCACGAGCCGGGCGGGTCGGGCGAAGTACCAGAGCCTAATCGTGTACGTATCGTCAGGGGTGGGGTCGAGGATAATGTTGTAGTCCTCGGTAGCCCAATACAGGGGCTGGGAATTGATCCCATCGTTCCTGGATTGGATGAAGGCTAGGCTTCTAGACAACAGGTTCTCGTTGTTGGTCTCATCCCTCACCACTCGCATCCAGAAATAATCTGATGGTAGGGCATACTCATTCGTCCCCGAGGTAGTAGAGATAGTCGTATCGCTCTGCATCCTCCGGTGACGAAACTTCCTCGCCACCTCGAAGTACGCATCGTTGATAACCCCAGCTACCTCATCCTTGGAGACCAGGTCTGGAGGGGGGTGCCCGAGCGCAGCCATCACCGCCTCGGTGAACCCCCCGAAGGACAAACCCATACCTTACCTCCCCGCTAAGTCGTTGCTATGTAACGACTTTCATACCCCCATGCTCCCTACAACCCCTCGAAATTCGTTAAAGAGAACCGCGAATCTCATTATGGAACTGAACTTCAGGGTCTTCGTGTCGAAGTCTGTCGTGTCCTCGGTTTCCGGCTTGAGTCTCCAGTAGAAATTCAGGTCGTGATCGCCTTTATCTGCCAGGACAAACCACGAGTCGGTATCCGTGATGAATGGGGTTGCGAACCAACCGAGTCCCACATCCCTGAGAGGGTTGATAGCATTGTTGGCACTCTCTGGGTCATACTCTGACTCCAGGAGCGTCGATGCTAGCCAGCGATTCTGTGCTGGCACCACCAGGACTTTGGGGTCGATCGCAAGATTCATGTCGGATTCGTCAACTACCGTGGCGAACAGATCCACCGCTGCTTCTAGTGCACTCACCGACAGATCCGCTTGGATGCGGTTGTCCTGGGTAGCCGTACTGTTCAACAGCGTGTGGCTGTTGCTCAAGAGCGCTAGTGCGTCGAAGCCGGTGAAGGTAGCACCTGCTTGAGCGTCGTTGAAGATTGCCCAAGCGCGTACTTCCTGCTCGTACTGTACCGAACGAGCCAGGGCCTGAGACATCCGAGACATGATCGAGTATTGCTCGTCGTCCATGAGGACCCGAGATACCTGGAAGCCAAGCCCGAACATCGCATGACCAACACTGATCCGTGTTCCCTCCACGGCCTGATCATAGAAGATCGACTCGCCCTCACCCAGCAATGACATGCGTCCCAACCCAGAGATCTTTACGAAATCCTCGAAGCCCCGGGTAGAGTCATTCATTTTAAAGACGGTGGGGTACAGCATTTTGTGTTGACTGTACTCCAAAAAGTACGCCCGTTTGAGCCCCGCCCTGGCCGTAATGACCGGGAAGGCCCCGCGTGACATTGGCATTTTTTTATCTCGCTACTTTCCAAAAACGCCCTATGGCGTGAGCGCTGTCTCCTAACAGCCTTCTATCAACCTATGTTTACGAATCCGTAGACTGGACAGCGTTATGTTCTATTACCCGCTGCTCATCTGCGTTAACCACCCAGTTACGACCCAACTGGATATTGGTCGTAATCGTGATTGCCTCCGTGATATTGAACGCATCATCCTGCAACCGGATCATGTTATTGTCGATCCAGCCCGTAGCCGTCGAGCCCGATACAATCGCTAAGTCCTCTGCTGCAAGGGTCCGGATGTAGTTGTTGACAACCTGCAACACGGTGGCATTCCCATTTTCGATGATACCCGTCTGGGCATCCTTGTGGAAATAGTTCCCGTCAATAACCAACCGCAGTGGCGTGGTCCCTAGAATGCAGGACTGCCCCACTCCGGTGTCCGTCTCGTAGAAACGGTTGTTGCGGAGCACCAAATCCACTTCGTCAGTGAGGGTGATCGTGTCCGTAATCCCAATGGACGCCGCATCCCGGAACTCATTAGCCTCCAAGAGAAAGCCTGTGGTCGCTTGGATGTCCATCATCGTCACTACCGCGTTAATCGACGCTACATGCAGGAAGTTGATGAGGGCCGTTCCGTTGGCCCCTACCGCGATGGTTGATGCCGTGGCCGAGTACGTCAGCGTGGGTCTCAGGGTACCCCGTCCTAGTCCTAAGACCGTAACTCCAGCTACGTCGATATCGAACCCGTTAGCCCCGGAGATAGTCTCCGCGTGGCCTGGCATGGCTACTACAAAGTCCTCACCCGCATGAGTCGAGGATGTTGCAGTGCTTGCATTAATGGCCGCATCAATCGTTGCAAACGGCCGATCCGGGTCGAGACCGTTGTTGTCGTTTGTCCCTATCCCGGAATGGACCCATCGCACCGTACCGGTGGTAAAAATCGGCCCACTGCCGAACAACGGAATCCCGAAGCTCGACACTCCTCGTGGAAAGTTTGTGATAGCCATTCTTCCTCCTTTAGGGACACAACGGGGGGCGCGAAACCGATCCCGAGGTGCCTCGCAGATTTACACTACGACTTACCCGTCATGTGGATTGGCCTGTATCGACGCATCTAGGAACTTCACGATGTAGCGCCCACGGTTAGTATCCACCTTGGTAATCTCCACCGTCTCCGTACCTCCACTCACGTCAATCTGCCATCCACTCGAATTATCCAGCGGCACCTTCAAGCCTACGTGAGTGCTCTCAACTGGGATCGTGCTGTTTACATCCGTCGTGCTGAACCTATCGACAGATGTCACATTCCAGATTGCTGGGAACCCACTTCCCAGGTAATCACCAAACTCAGAAACCGGGAGAGCACCGCCCACAACATTCTGTGCTGCGGCGCACTGCACCGTCTCCGTCGTGCTACTCAGCTCCCGGAGGTCGAAATCGTCATTATCCGGGTCGTTGAGCCTGAGTAGGTCGCCTAAGTCCCAGCTCACCCCACTCGTGATCGTCCAGAGCGTTCCTACCGCTCCAGTCGTTTCTCTTCCCTCTCCTCTTCCTCCCAGAACTCCAAGACCGTACTGGGACTCGAACCTTTTCCGTACCCTACGGAAGTTGTCGGTGACGATACCCTGCCCACTCTCCGACTCTTTCCAAGTCCATTTCAGTTCATCATCGCTGCGCTGAACCCAGAGAAAGCTCACCCGTCGCTCAGGTACTTCTTCGTCAGGATACCCAAGCCTGAGACTAGGGCAGCGGCCACCAAACCTGCGATGGCTGCATACTGTCCTAGCTCGCTCAGATCCGCCCCGGCAAGGGACTGCCTAACGCCCTCAATAGCGGCAGCGATAGCCCCAACCAGAATCCTAAAAAGCACCTTCTGCATCAGATCAAAGCCTTTACCGCAGTATTGCAAACCAACTCAACTAGCGGCGTCAAAGAACTGAAATACGTTAGCTAGCTCCAGTGGTGCTGGAACGACCAGATACGTACCCCGTGTTTCCTCGATGTCGATGACCCGGAAGTTGGGGGTATCTGCAGTGGCTGAGGTACCGTTGTTGATACCCCAGGCCCCTGAGACCAATTCTAGATCTGCGATCTCGCCTACATCGGCCGCTGCCGCAGTACCCGTACTATTGCCATCATCCGTCTCGAACACGGTTGTGTAGGTCATGACGGCTACGGGTTCGTGCTTCCCGGTGGTCAGTGCCGCTAGGTACGACCGCAACTCGTCGGCATCCGACTGGCCGGTCGTAGTGTTTCCTACGTTCCCTAACGCCGCTCCGATGATGTCGGTTGTCGAATCTCCAGCCTCATCGAGACCACGGGCGCCATCCAGCGTGAGGATATCGTAGACATCCCATTCCGCTGAAGCCGTGATAGCATAGGCACGAACAAAGGGCGGTGCGCCGGTCAGTGTAAAGCGTGGAACAAAAGCCATGATAGACTCCTTTTCCTTGTCCTAGTCCCCTATGGGACGCTTCTGGCCGTCTGAAAGGTCAGTCTCTATCGTATGTACTGACCCCCGCCAGCTTGCCTGCATCGTGAAACACGCTTCTCGAAGCCCTCATCCGAGCACGTTGCGCGTCTGAAAGCTCCTTGCGGATCGCCACAGCAACCCTCTTGAGGATGAAGCACAAGACTAAGTCTTTGTCGAGTGACAACATCCCACTGCCTGTATCAAAGTGGGTACCCATGTGGATTTCGTCAACACTCACACCATTCTTCAGGAACCGCTCTAGGCAGTTCTCGCCCTTTTCCATGATGGGAGTCCAACCCGTACCTCTACGCCTGCGCCAGTTCTTTAGGGTCTTGTTGACCCAGCGGTATTCGTAGTTCGGGTCGAGTAGATGATTGGGAATCTTGATGGGCGTGGAAGGTCTATACAGCTTGGCTATCTCTACAATCTCCTCATCGCTCATCTGGTCAATGACCTTTGCTGAACTACCGATGAGCTTCTCCTCCAGGAGCGCCTTCTGCTTCTCCGAGGTCACGGGTGTTACATCTGCCCGGGGGACGGGACGATCCTCCTTGGGTTTCTTAAAAGCCATTATCGCCTCGCCTTCTGCTTACTAGCCTGTTTGAGGACGTATTCCTCGTAGTCATCGATGTTCATCCTCGGCTCGTCATTCCCTTGTCCCTTGTCCCGGAAAAAAGCCCACTCATCATCAGAGATAGGCTCTCCGGCTACACGGGCGAAGTTGTCTCTCACCTCCGACTCTACAGGTGTCAGGACCGCCTTGGTCCGGTTCTGTGGGCTAGAGGGGGTGGGACGCTCCACATGGGGTGTCCCAGAAGTATTGGTGGGTTGTCCACTCATAGCTTGGGCTCCTTTTGCTAACACGAAGGCCTGAAACCACATGTTCGGATCAGCCTGAGAGGCCTTGCTCACGCTATTCTGCTCGGTCATGTGGGTATCCAGGGTGGACTCGAACTCGGAGAAATCCATCCCCCTTTGACGAACCATCTCAGCCGCAGCAGTCTTAGCCTGCTGACGCTTAGCGGGGAAGTCTATCTCGTCCCGGGCGGCGAACTGCTCCTTGACCACATCCCCCACCACCTCCGAGGTATAGCGGTTCAGCTCCTCGGCGGCCTTCTCTGGGTCCTCGCCCCTGATAGCGTCTAGATCGACCGTCCTTGGCTCAGGAGGGGCTTTCTTAGGTTTTGGAGGAGGAGGTGAAGGCTTTGTGGCCTCGGCCCTTAGACGCTGGTTCTCAGCCGCCATCTCACTCTGCATCCCCATCATGATCTTGAGCCCATCCACCGGCGTGTGCCCAGCCAGAGCACCATACTCTTCACCCAATACGTCTTTCTCGTCCTTCTCGTTCTCTTGCGCCATCCTCTACCTCTCCGTCTAAAAGCATGTAAGGCAAATCCACCGCCCGCCGCAAGCCTTGAAGCTTGCCCTGAAGCCGTGTTTTCTTCTCCGGGTCCTCTTCAACGATGAGATTCTCGACCGTCTGCGCCCACTCATACTGGTACAGCCTCAGTTGGAATTTCCACATTGGGCTGAGCAAATGGTTGCGGAGGTCCGCCCGCTCCCCCAGGTCCAGCCGCTGTCCCCTGGGGTCCACCTTGTCCAAGGATCGCCTCAAGTGCGACGAGGGAGCCCAGGATCTCATTTGTGTTTTTGGAGTCGAACGTCTGAAGTATGCGATCCAAGAGGACACGCGAGCCCTTAATTTTCTCCATAGCATATTCTTTCAACTCCGGTGGAGCCTGTGGGTTCAGGATGATCTGTACCAGCGGCATCTCGTATTGCAGCGTGTGCTGTGTGTTGAGCTGGTGGAGAGCTATCTGGTTCTGCTTCTCGGCCTCCTTGTTCATCGAAGCGGAAGAAGCCGTGACCGAGATCTTCCCGTGCTCCCTCACCTCATCCTCTGGTAGGGTCAAAAACTCCCTGACCCGCGTAGCAGCCTCATCCCCAAGCAGGGACTCGAAGTTCATATCGTCCCCGAACTGCTGAAGCAGGGATACTGTCATCTGGGCGATATCGGCCATCGCCGCCCGAGCGGAATCCATCGTCCAGTTGAAGCGCGTCCTAGCCTCCTGAAGCTTGACCATCGTGGTCGTAGCGGTCTCTCTACCACCCGCCTGACCCTTATCGGTGCCGGAGAGGAAATCCGAGACACCCGTCCTCTGCTGAGCATACCGGAGGGCTAAGTCCTCAGCATCACTGAACCCATCGGCCTTGGATGCGAACTCGATAGGGTTGATCTCCTTACCCAACTGATCGACCTTGATCTTCCGCCCAGGAGCCGTGCCATCGAAGCTATGGTCGGCCTGAGAACCTGAGACCACCTCCCACATCCGCGTGTTCCCTGCCGTGCGGTTGTCGATCCCCTGATTGTGAAGTGTCGAGACCTCATCCTGTATCGGGGCCACCATCCTAGCTATCCCTATCCCTCCCCACCTATCGTGCCGAGGCCAGAACTCGAACTCTCGGAACGGCTTTCTCCGGTGCCAGTAGGGGTTGAAGTGGGCCCTGATGATGGTCTGAGTCTGTCTATGGTATGTGATGAGAAGCCTTTCCTCGATCCCATCATTATCAAAGTCATAATCTCCCCACCACTCAAATATCTCGTACTCCTCCTGGTAGGAAGGAGAAGCGTCATCCAGCTC